TAGCTGAACGTGGTGACGTGGGTAATTTTATTAACATGCCTTACTTTAACGCAGAGGAAACAATGCGGTACTGCTTCAATAAGAAAGCAGAGGCTATGGAGTTGCCAGAGTTCTTAGCGGCGGTGGCTAAAGGTAAGGTATCGGCATCAGAATTAAACGAGATGACCTTGGGTGGTAAGCGAGAGCACTTTACGGATGGTCCTTATTGTTTAGAAGTTATGACGAGCCAAGGTGCGATAACCGAGTTCCGAAACATCTTTATGTTTGCAGTCGGGGTCTATTGCAGAATGAAATGGCCTGATGATTGGAAGAAGCACCACGAGGAATACAACCGGATGTTGTGTAAACCAGCTCTTGGTGCGGGAGAGATCATCAACATACAGAAGTCTTTGGAGAAGAAAGAGTACTACTACCAGTGTGATGTATGTCCTTTGAAGGATCATTGTGACAAGGACCTGTGTAAGACCAGGCCATTTGGTGTGGGTACAGAGGCACCCGATGCCGCTCATATTGGTGGGCTAACTATCTTACTCTCAGAACCAAGACTCTATTTTATGGATGTTGATGGCAGGAGATTGCAGCTAACAACGGAACAGTTGCAGAACCAGATGCTGTGGCAAAGGGCGTGTATGGAGCAGATCGATCTTATGCCTCCGATAATGAAGCCACAAAAGTGGCAGGCTACAATCAACAGCCTGATGAACAACTCTACGAAACTAGCGGTGCCAGAGGAACTTACCTTGAGCGGACAGTTTAGGGATCACATAAAGAATTTCTGCACCAGTAGGATCCGGGCTATGGCTCCAGAAGAATTGGAGATGGGCAAACCGTGGACCGAGGACGGAGTAACGAAGTTCAAGATCGAGGGTCTGATGGATTACTTGAAGAACAGAGACTGGAGACATTGGTCTAAAGCCCAGGTCCAAGAAGGTATTAAAGATTTAAACGGAGCGGGTGAGTGTCACGGTCACCAGAACATAATGAAACAAGGCAAACGAACCACGATCAGAGTGTGGCACGTCCCTGCATTTGACTACGAAGAACCCAAAAAGGAGAACGACAATGACGAAATCCCATTCTAATAAGTTATTGCTACGAGTTGGGGAACTCAGCGATTGGTTAGGAGTGTCCAGATCCACGATATACAAGTGGGTTAAGGAGGACAGATTTCCTGAACCTTTAATCTTAGGCCAATCGGACGGCAAAAGAAGTGCTAGTCGGTGGAAGACTTCTGAAGTTGTGGAGTGGTTAGACTCTCGCCCTCGCGGTGTTCAGCATGAGCTCCGATAGTACTTTAATATTTGGTCCACCAGGGTGCGGCAAGACACATACTCTGATCGAAAGTGTTAAGGAAGCTTTAGCTAACGGAACTCCTCCTGACCGGATAGCGTTTGTATCCTTTACAAAGAAGGCTATTGCCGAGGCGACAGAGAGAGCCTGCTCTGCATTTAATCTAACAGAAAAAGATCTTCCATACTTCAGAACTCTGCATTCAATGGCGTTTCGGGGACTAGGATTGCAGAGTAAAGACATGATGCAACGAGAAGATTGGAGTGTCTTAGAAGACCAATTGGGTGTGGTCTTTGAAAATTCTGGGGGAGTTTCCCCCGATGAGGGAGTGATTATCCCAATGGGATCAGGAAACGGAGACAGGTTTATCCAGTTGATGACTCGAGCGAAGTACCGATTGATCCCTTATGAGAAAGAATTCAATGAGACTGGGAGTTATTCCATGCCGTTTGATCTCTTAGGTACGATCTCAACAGCACTAGAGGGGTATAAGTCAGATCTTTTTAAGTTTGATTTCGTGGATTTAATCGAGAGATACATAGATGAGGACGTAGAGTCTCCGAGTTTAGACCTTTTAATTGTAGATGAGGCGCAAGACTTAACACCATTACAGTGGCAGATGGTGAATAAGTTAGCGTCAAAAGCAGACAAGGTTCTGTATGCAGGAGACGACGACCAGGCGATACATAGATGGACGGGGGTAGATGTAAGTTTATTCTTAGCTGCGGGAGAGAACCAACGGATCTTAACACAGAGTTATAGGTTACCTGTATCGGTTCACACCCTGTCACAAGAGATCGTTAAACGCATACATCAAAGACAAGAGAAAAGGTTCTTACCAACAGAGCATCAGGGTTCTGTTAACTATTCGTATGACCTAGAGCATTTAAATCTAACGGCGGGCTCGTGGACGCTGATGACTAGGACTAACTCTATGGCTAGAGAGTGGGCTGATCATGTTCGGTCGATGGGACTTCTGTATTCTATAAGGGGCAGGAGCAGTGTTAATCCTTCGGTTGGCGAAGTGATTTCTACATGGAGAAAATTACAGCAAGGGGAGAAGATTCCTGTTGCATCTGTATCTAAATTATACGAAAATGTGCCTAAGATGGGAGATTTCAGAGTGGTGAAGCGGGGTTCGAGTAACCTATTGCAGGCCGTCGATCCCGAAAGCCTCCTATCTTACGAGGACCTTCTTATGTATGGGATGGTAGCACCCAAGGATCGAGATGCGATGGACGTGGCTCGATTAGGTTCTCACGATAAGAACTATATAAGAGCTATTGAGAGACGGGGGGAGAATATTCTTGACAGGCCTAGGATCAAGCTTTCAACCTTTCATGCTATGAAGGGGGGAGAGGACGACAATTGCGTGGTTTCTTTATCTTCTACTAAAGCGTGTGTTGAGAGTGCTCACCCTGACGACGAGCACCGTGCATTTTATGTTGGCGTAACGAGAGCCAAGAAGAATTTGCATATAATAGAATCCAACAAAAAGTATAGGTACATAGTATGAGAAGAGAACAAATACTTGAGAAGGCAGAAGAGTTAGTCAATGGTCCGAGAGCCAAGCATTACGGAGACGCATATTTAAATCATGAGCGTATAGCCAAGTTATGGTCGGTGGTACTTGGGGTAGAGGTTACAGTGCCCCAGGTTTATCTTTGCTTGAATCAATTGAAGGTCTCAAGACTTATTGAAACTCCTACTCATGCGGATTCTTGGGTGGATATAGCAGGATATGCCGCTCTAGGCGGAGAGAAGTGGAACGAATGATACAACAAGACTTATTTCAACCTATCGAAGCAGACTGGAACATCCCGACCGAGTACCCTGATCTTACAAAATACAAACAAATAGCCGTGGATCTTGAGACATGCGACCCTAATCTAATGACATTGGGACCAGGATGGTCGCGAAAGGACGGATTTATTGTTGGGATTGCTGTAGCTGCGGGAGATTACTACGGATACTTTCCTATTCGTCATGAGAACGGACACAACCTTGACCCGAAGATGACCATCAAATGGTTTAAGAAGCAGATGGCAACGCCTCATATAGATAAGATTATGCACAACGCCACCTACGATGCAGGATGGCTCCGTGCAGAGGGTGTAGAAGTACAGGGCAGGATCATTGATACTATGATCGCGGCACCTCTTGTGGACGAGAACAGGTTCTCCTTCAGCCTAAATAACCTAGGTCGTGACTATCTTGGTGAGCGCAAGAACGAAACCTTGCTTAGAGCCGCCGCAAAAGAGTGGGGGATAGATCCCAAAGGAGAGATGTGGAAGCTTCCACCCAAGTATGTTGGATCATATGCCGAGCAGGATGCGACTTTAACTTTAAAACTATACGAGCGATTAAGTATAGAGATTGTTAAGCAAGAGCTCTCGCATATCTTTGATCTTGAGACATCGCTTATTCCTTTGATGATTGACATGAGAGAGAAGGGTGTTCGCGTAGATCTAGATAAGGCTGACCTCGTTCGTAAGGATCTCAGGTCCAAGGTGCGAGATTATAAAGCCGAGATCAAACGTAAGACAGGCATAGAGATAGAACCCTGGGCCAGTGCTTCTGTGGCTACGGTGTTTGATAAGCTTGACTTGATATATCCCAAGACAGAAACAGGAAGTCCCTCCTTTACCAAACAGTATCTGAACGCTCACCCTCACGAAGTAGCAAAGATGATCGTGAAGTTGCGAGAGTTTGATAAGGCAGACAGTACATTTATTGATAGTATCATGCGCCACGAGCACAAAGGGCGGATACACACAGAGTTCCATCAGCTTAGATCGGACGGCGGGGGAACTGTTACAGGTAGATTTTCTTCTAGCAACCCGAACTTGCAGCAGTTTCCTGCGAGGGATCCAGATATAAAGAAGGCTATACGAGGATTGTTTCTACCCGAAGAGGGGGACAAGTGGGGAAGTTTTGATTACTCGAGCCAAGAACCGAGGCTCTTGGTTCACTTTGCATCCTCCATTCCTGAGAGGCTTAGACATTCTGTCGTGAATACTATTGTGGAAGAGTATAACAGCGGAGATGTTGACCTACATCAGATGGTGGCAGACCTCGCCGGGATCTCTAGGAAAGAAGCGAAGGTCGTGAACCTAGGAATTATGTACGGAATGGGCGTTGGAAAGTTATCCACACAACTCGACATAACTAAGGATGAGGCCAAAGAACTTCTTAGCGCACATCAAACGAGCGTACCATTCGTGAAACAATTAGCGTTGCTGGCAAGTCAAAGAGCCGAGGAGCATGGTCAGATTAGAACTATCCTTGGGCGTAAGTGTCGGTTCCATTTATGGGAGCCCAGGTCTTTTGAGTATAATAAAGCCTTGCCTTTAGAGGAAGCGAAGAAAAAGTATGGCGGCGTGGGAATGTTGAGACGTGCTTTCACCTACAAGGCCTTAAACAAGCTCATACAGGGCTCTGCGGCGGATCAGACTAAGAAGGCTATGGTTGACTGCTACGCCGAAGGGTTGAAGCCCTTATTGACTGTGCATGACGAACTGTGCTTTTCTATAGAGAGCCAAGAACAAGCAGATAGGATCGTACAGATCATGGAAACAGGACTACCTTTGAACGTACCATCCAAGGTGGATGCAGAGTTAGGAGCTAACTGGGGAGAAGTAGGATGAAAACTTTTTATTATCAAACGCACGACACGGACTATTGTTGGTGGGATTCATACGTCCATAAAGATTGTAAAGTTTTAGCTACTCAAGACGCAAAAGAGTATCAGGCTCTTCCTAGTCGGTTTGCTATGTCCATATTCCTAAAGCCAATCAAATCTGGAGATACGGGAACCGAAGAAGCTTGAGACATTTGAAGGTTGGGTTGTCTTGTAGGAGCGAGGTTTGAGGAACTGTCATCGATTAGGAAAGGATTTACGCTAGGTCCTGAGTTTTGAGGCTCTATTAAGAACGGATTTACTTCTTGAGTTTCTACTCCCTCCTCCACTTCCTCTGACACACCTAACTGTTGGCCTATAAGTTGACTATAAATAGTAGCAAGATCGCCCATTGGAAGACTGTCTATGGTTCGTCTCTGCCCTTGTTGAAGTTCCCTTCTTACTTTTTTGAGCAAACTCGTTGTTGCTCTTATGGGCATAAACCTACCTTGCATGACACTGTTAACTTCTCGTTTAGTAAGTCCCGCATCTTTAGTTAAACTTCTCCTAATGTTTGCATCAGAAAGACCCAAGGTTCTAGCTGCTTTAACCTTTACAAACAATTGAGACTGAGCACGTTTCATCTTTTCGTTCGCTTCAACATATGAGGAAAGAACATCCTCATTCGAAACGTCATTACGTTGTGCGTTTCTACCCCAGATCCTACCGATGTCTTTCTTAGATCCTGCGTATTCTGAGCCGCTGTACCTGAAATCTTCGGCTAAATTAATCTCCATCTCACGGAACCCTGTGATAATACTAGCTAGTTCTTCATCCACACCGAAGTTCTCACCATATGTACCAGCTTCGCCCTGAATAGCTTTTAAAAGTCTACCTTTTTCAATGTCGCCGTACTTCTCTTTGTAGAACATTTCAATCGCACCAGGTGTAAAGCCACCTAGAACATGGTTGATACTCTTCTTAATCTTATCCAAAGCGAAATCATCTTCGATTATAATGTCACGTCCTTTTTTAGTTCTACCACCCCTTAAAGTTAGATCTACAACTCTTTCTGAAACCAAAGACTCTCCCGCGAACGGTTCAATGAAGTTCATAACAGCAGCTTGGACAGAAGCACCTATCTTAGTGGCCTCGCTATCAGTGATCATTCCCTTTTCAGAGTACGCTTGCATCGCTGCCTGTATAGGATTTAACAATACATCGTAAGGAAGCATGTACGATAGATCTACATACTTAATCTCAGGTTTTCCATCTTCTACCCCAGAGTAAGAAATAGGTATTAAGGATTTTCCTTTGTGGTAATCCGCAGCAAACTGATCCATCGCTGCCATCTTTTCATCATCAAAATCTAACAGAGCTTGCGAGGCTTTAGTTACACCTATCTTAGTAAACATTGCAGATGTAGCAAAACTACTTAACCGTTGAGCACCTATAGCTCGGATTTGTTTTTCCAATTGCCTAGCGTTAGCCGCACCTATTCTATTTATTAAGTTAGGAGAAGCTTTAAAACTTAACTCCTTTAATCCTCTGTTAGTAATATTGCTACTAGTTCTAACCATCTCCGCTGGGAAAGCCATGAAGTTACCCACGATAGGTATTCTTCTAATACTCTTAACAAGTTCTGGAACCCTTGAGTATGTGGGCATTGTTTCTTTTACGATGTCCGTAGAGATTAGATCTAACGGATCTATATCCCCTGAAAATTCTTTTGTACGAGTTACAATACTACCCAACTCATCAACAACTTCTGGCGACAAGTTGTCTGGATCTAATCCTGCTTTTCTAAACGCCGCTCCATATCGAGCTTTCTCTCCAGAATAAGCTACTGTTTTCCAAAAGTTATCTACTCCTGCATATGTTCCTTGTAGAGCTTTGTACCCTGAATTAACTCCCGGTAGTAGCCGAGACTCTAATAACTTTTTGCTTCCTTGACGGATTGCATTAGCACCTTTTAAATCTGCGCCTTCTTTAAGAAGGTTTCGATACTCGTTAACCACATAGTTCTGATCGATGATTCCAGCTTTTTGAAGCATGTCAAATTGTTTTGCAAAGTCTGGGTCAGACATGTCTGCCATCTTACCGATAGTCAGTCTTGCGGAGTCATAGGCATTCATACCTCTACCAAATAATCCGTTTGCTCCTAACATAAAGGACCCAGAGTAGAAGTTTCTAAGTTGCGAGATCGGATTAAGTACCGTCTTCGCTACCTGAGACAGACCTTTAGCTTGAAGAGATATAGCTAAAGCTTCTTGCATTACATTCTGATCTTTTAAGGTTGTGGTTAAAGATTTGTATACTTCCGCTGGAACGTACATTCCAG